AGCTACCGTGGGGCGCGCCGTCACCAACGCCTCCACTGCGTTCAGCAGCGCTGCAGCGAACATGGGTGCGTTTCGGGCCGAGGCCGCGCAGGCGGGCAAGGTGCAGGAGGCGCTCACCAGCGCTACGGATGCCGGTGCCCAAGCTGGTCGGCGAGCTGCCGAATCCGCCGACGAGCAGCAGGCCAGGATCCTGGCCGTGGCCAAGGCCTCGCTGGAGGCCAGTCAGTACGTGCAGTCGCTCAACCGGGCGACCGAGCATAGCGCCGAAGTCACCGCCCAGGCGAACGCCGTTCTATCGGACAGTGCCAGCCGCCAGGCATCCATCAACAGCCGTGCTCAGGCCCTCATCGCCACGGAGGAGCGCCAGGCGGAGGCGGCGAAGAAGGCCGCTGGCGCTCACCGGGAAGAAGGCCGGGCGCTCGAAGAACTGCTGGGCAAGATCGACCCGACCATCGCGGCCATGAGCCGGCTGGACCAGATGGAGCAGAAGCTGAAGGGCTTCCGCACCAGCGGTGCGCTCGACGCGGAGACGTTCGGCGAGTACCAGGCGAAGATTGATCAGGCGCGTACTGCGCTTGGCGGCGCCGACGCTGCGCTGAACAGAACCGGCATGACGGCCAAGCAGACCGCTGCAGCACTGCGCATGGTTCCGATGCAGTTCACGGACATCGTGACATCCATCGCAGGCGGCCAGCCTCTGATGATGGTGGCCATTCAACAAGGCGGGCAGTTGAAAGACTCCCTTGGGGGCATCGGTCCAGCAGCGAAGGCTATGGGAGGGTATATCGCCGGACTTATCAGCCCGCTAACGCTGAGCGCTGCAGCCGTAACTGGTCTGGCGGTGGCAGCGGCTGCGGGGGTAAGTGATCTCAACGAACTCAACAAGACCCTTGTTGCCACAGGCGGGATTGCAGGGAAGTCTTCTTCGCAGCTGGTTGAGTTGCAGAACAAGCTAGCCAATGGAAAGTACTTCAGCCAAGCGAATGAAGCATTGCTCGCACTGGTCGGCTCTGGAAAGCTCACTGGCGAGACATTTGATGCCGTTGCGGCAGCAGCCACCCAGCTGTCCGCCGCCACAGGCGAAAGCGCAGGAAAGTTCACGCAGATGTTTGTCGAGGCCAAGAGCGAGGTCACGGCCTTTGCGCTGGAGTTCAATTCCAAGTATCACGCGGTCACCTTGGCTACCTTTGAGCAGATTCAGGCCCTTGAAGATCAGGGGCGCCACATGGATGCCTTGAAGCTCCTGGCAGGCGAAGTTTCGGAGGAGATGACCCGTCGCAACAAGGAGATAAGTGAGTCCACTAGGGGAATCGCCAAGCTGTGGGATGACGCAACCAGTGCTGTGCGTAGGTATTGGAATGAGCTGAAGCAGGGGGTAGCGGCTGATCCTGATCATTTTCGGATGCAAGTACTGCAGCAGCAGGTTGCTGATATCGACAAGCAGTTCTGGTTCAGCGATAGCTCCCGGGACGCCCTGAAGAAGCAGTACACCGACGAAATTGCCTTGATCCAGAAGCGAATCGCTGCCGGCGTGAAAGAGCGCCAGGATCGCGCGGACGGTGAAGCGGCGATACAGAAGCAAGTCGACCTCCAGAAGAAGCTGAACGATCAGCTCGACAAGGCCAACCCTGAGCGCAAGAGAGGAGAGGCGCTGCAAGACCTCAAGCAGCAATTCATTGATCTGCGTGACGCCGTGAAGGAAACGGGCAAACAGAGTCCTTTACTGGATGGTGTGTCCTTCGATGGTGACAAAATCTCAGGAGGTGCATTCGACACTCTTGCCAAGGGCATTGCAGACAGGAACAAGGACAAGGTCGGAAAGACCGCTCCGATTGATCTCTCAGGCTTCAACGACCAGAAAAACGCGCTGAGCGCCATCCTGTCTGAGTACAAGAACCACCAGAAGGAGTTGGATGCGGCGCAGAAGGCCGGGATCATCTCCCAGGAGTCGTACGCCTCCCAGCGAGCCGCAATCATCGAGCAGCAGAAGGGCGAGGTCACCCACGCCTACGAGTCTGAGATCAAGGCTCTGGAGGAGGCAAAAGGGAAGAGCACTACCAGTGCCCAGCAGCGCATCCAACTGGACCAGAAGATCGCTGATGCCCGCGCTGCCATGGTCAAGGCCCAGAAGGACGCCGACACCGAACTGGCGGTGCTGGCGACCAACGAGCAGGGCCGACTGGCCAAGCAGGCCAGGGCAGTGCAGACCTACACCGACGCCCTTGACCGGCAGGTCCTGGCTTTGAGGTTGCAGGGCCAGCGCTCGGCCGATGGCCTTGGGCTCGGTGATCGGCGGCGCGGACTGCAGGATCAGCAGAACGGCATCACCGACCGGATGAACCAGCAGCGCCTGGACCTGGCCAATCAGTACGGCGACGGCTCCCGTGGCATGAGCCTCGACGAGTACAACCAGAAGCTGGCAGCCCTGAGCAAGACCGAGAAGGACCTGCAAGAAACCACCATCGCCAACTACGACCAGATGACGGTCGCGCAGGGCGATTGGCGCAAGGGTGCATCCTCCGCCTTCCAGAACTATCTGGACCAGGCTAGGGATGTTGCCGGCCAGACGAGGGCGCTCTTCACCAGTGCCTTCACCAGCATGGAAGACGCTGTCGTGAACTTCGCCTTAGCTGGCAAGTTCTCGTTCTCGGACTTCACCAAGTCGATCCTGGCGGATATGGCGAGGATCGCGACACGCCAAGCCGCATCTGGGTTGCTGTCGAGTATCGCCGGTACCGCAATCGGCGCCTGGTTTGGAGGTGGGGCGGGCGCTGCCTCGTCCGGAGCTTCGGGGGCAGCCAGCGCAGCGGGCTCGAGCGGTTTTGACTACAGCCTTGGCAGTGCGTCATCGGGCATGACCTACACCCCGACGTTCTCGGATGGCGGCTTCACCGGTGAGGGTGGCAAGTACGACCCTGCCGGTATCGTCCATGCGGGTGAGTTCGTGCTTCGTCGGGAGGTGGTGAGCCAGCCTGGCATGCTCGGTTATCTCGAAATGCTCAACACCCGCGGCTATGCCGACGGCGGCTTGGTCACACCGCTTGCAGTACCTCGGCAGGTCTCCGGTCAGGCTGCGAGTGGAGCATCCATCCAGGTCAGCGCGGCTGTCAGCGTCAGCACTCAGGATCAGGGCGGGCAGGGCATGGAGCTTGACCAAGCGCTGCTCCAGCAGAACATGCAGAAGCAGATGCAGGCTGCTGCTGAAAAGGCAGTGGCCGACTCCTGGCGCCCCGGAGGACTGAGTTACCGCAACGTAAACAGGAGAGGCTGATGGCAATCGAAACGTTTCGCTGGGCCACCCAGCGCGGCGAGACACCAGACATCCAGTACCGAGTGAGGGAGTCCCGGTTCGGCGACGGCTACCGCCAAGTGGTCGGTGATGGCCCCAACAACAAGGAAGACAGCTACCCGGTGACCATCACCGGCGGAAAGGCCAGGGCCAAGGATGTCATGGACTTCTTCGACCGTCACGCCGGCGCAAAGGCGTTCCTCTGGACCACTCCACTGGGTGAGCTGGGCCTATTCACCTGCAAAGACCCGAAGCCTACCCCGTTGGGTGGCGACCAGTTCAAGGTCGCTGCCACCTTCGAACGGGCTTTTCACCCGTAAGGTACATCCATGTCATTGACTCACGATACCCAGTTGCTCGAGCCGGGAAGCGAAGTGCTGCTGTTCGAACTCGACGGCTCGGATTGGGGAGCTGACATCCTCCGGTTCCACGGGCACGCGATTCCGCACACCCCGGCAGAACTGGAGGCTGCTGGCGCAGATGCTGACCAGCTCCCTGCCAAGTCGATCTGGTGGCAGGGCGAAGAATATGGCGCCTGGCCGATGCAGATCGAGGGCATCAGTGCCAACTCGGACGGTACCGCGGTGCGTCCGAATCTCTCGGTAGGCAACGTTAACGGTCGCATCACCGCCTTGTGCCTCGCCTTCGATGATCTTTTGGAGTTCAAGCTGACCATTCGGCACACGCTGAAGCGGTACCTGGACGCAGAAAACTTCCCTCAAGGTAATCCTGAGGCCGATCCGGCCGAGGAGAGCATAGAGGTCTGGTTTCTTGACCAGAAGGTCTCCGAGAACGGGAGCGTGGTGGCCTGGGAGTTGGCCAGCCCCGGCGACGTGGGTGGTGAGACCCTTGGCCGGCAGATGACCCAGCTTTGCCACTGGGCCATGACCAACGGATACCGCGGCCCTGACTGTGGCTACACCGGCCCCTACTACGACATGGACGGCAACCCGACCGATGACCCCGCGAAGGACCAGTGCAACGGCTGTCTCGACAGCGGCTGTATCGTCCGCCATGGCACTGGTAACCCTATCCCCTTCGGCGGCTTCCCCGCCGTGTCCCTGATCGCCAGGAGCTGATGATGCTGAAGCACATCCTCGCCGCCGTGCAGCAGCACGCCGCGGCAGAGTATCCGCGCGAGTGCTGTGGGCTGCTGCTAGCGGTCGGGCCCAAGCAGGTCTACTTCCCGTGCAACAATACGGCTACCGAGCCGACCGAGGAGTTCAGGATTGCGCCGGAGCAGTACGCCGAGGCGGAAGACCACGGCCAGGTGATCGGCATCGTGCACTCGCACCCGGACGCCACCAGCAGGCCGTCGCCGCGCGACCTGGCAATGTGCGAGGCCACAGGGTTGCCCTGGCACATCCTGTCCTGGCCGGAGGGCGATCTGCGAACGATCACCCCAACCGGCGACACGCCGCTGCTCGGTAGGCAATTCGTGCACGGCGCATGGGACTGCTGGCAGATCTGCGCAGACTGGTATGCGCGGGAATGGGGGCTGGAGTTCCCGGCCTACGCGCGGGAAGAGGGGTGGTGGGAGAGAGCGGAAGGCCCGAGCCTCTATGAGCAGGCCTACGAGGCTGCCGGATTCCAGCAGGTCAGCCAGCCACAGCGTGGCGATATGATCGTCATGGCCGTGGGGCGGACTGTGCACCCGAACCATGCTGGCATCTACCTGGGCGTCGACGCGGCGCTCCCCGGCGAGCGCGCGGAGGTGTTCGGGCCTGGGCCGTTCCTCCTCCACCACCTGTATGGCAGGCCATCAGAAATCATCGTGTTCGGCGGGCCTTGGCTCGACCGGACGCGCCTGGTGCTGCGACATCGGGATGCACGGTGATACAGTCCAGGTTTTCAATGGAGGGAGAACCATGCGGATTTTGATTGCAGGCTTGGCGCTGATGGCGGTGGCGGGGTGTGCAACTTCACCCATTCCGGCGGAGCAAGCGGACCCGGTGCCGAGCTCCCGGTTGTTCGCCTTCCAGTCCCCGTCAAAAGATCAGGCAGTCATCGTGGTTACGAGAGACACGGGTTTTACCGGAGGCGGCTGCAACACCAAGGTCAGCATTGACGGTCGTCGCGCAGCAGAGATTGGTCCAGGTGAGACAGCAAAATTCTATGTGTCCCCTGGTGAGCGGATGCTTTCCGCCTCCTCCTGCGGAAGCGGCTTGAAAGAACGTGAGACCACCATCCAGCCAGGAGGCACGAAGCGATTCAGGATATCGATCGATTCAGCGATGAGTCTCGACTTGTCGCCGACAGCCTATTAACACAAGCCGCCTACGGGCGGCTTTTTCTTACCTGGAGGAAGCATGGCGGCAACTGTTGCTCACTACTCCCCGATGACCATTATCAAGCTCTCTGGATCGTTGGCGCAGAAGTTTGGCCGAACGCACCGACGGCAGATCGATAGTGGTCAGGCCTGGGAGGTTTTCAGGGCGCTGAAAGCCACGATTCAGGGCTTCGAAGCGGAGATCAGGCGCCTCGATGGACTTGGTTTGCGCTTCGCCGTGTTCCGTAATCGGAAGAACGTTGGTCTCGAGAGTTTCGAACTGGGCGGCACTCGTGAGATTCGGATCGCGCCGGTGATTGCAGGTAGCAAGCGAGGCGGGATTCTTCAGACCATCATCGGCGCGGTAATGATCGTTGTGGGAACTTATAGCGGGCAGGCCTGGGCTGTTCAGGGGGGTGTGGCGCTGGTCGCTGGCGGGGTAATCCAGATGCTCAGTCCCCAGGCCAAGGGTCTCTCCCAGAGTGCCGCACCGGAGAACCTACCGAGCTACGCCTTCGGCAGCGCCAAGAACACCACTGCCAGCGGCAACCCGGTTCCAATCTGCATAGGAAAGCGCCGGTGGGGCGGGGCGATTATCAGTGCTAGTATTTACGCGGAGGATAAGTTATAGATGGAAAAAACAAGGAGGTTGCCATGCCAGGGATTGTTCAGTTTCTAGCCAAGAATGATCTATTAGAAGTCCGTCGGAATTGGCGGTTGCAGGTCACGGAAGTGCACGCCAAGGCTCTCTCGCTGACTTGGAATTACGTTTTGTTCGCTGAGTATGGGCGCTTTGTTTGCGCTGCGAAAGTTCTGAGCGTTACTAAATATCCCAATGAAGATGACTGTCGTTGGACGATTGAGTTTTCGAGTTTCAAAGAAAATCCCAGATTGAGTTTTTCGGCCGAAGGAATGGGAGGTCGGACAGAGTGGCTCGACGCTGGTAAGGACTCCGAGGTCTTTGCTCTGTTCGAGCAATCCGAACATATTCGTACGGAAGAAGACCCCAAGCTAAATATTTCGATCAATGAGGCTGTCGAGGCGCTTAGCCTCCGATATGACATTGCTGTAAGCAATATCAAGATTACGCTTCACAACTAGCGTCTCCACAATATTCGTTTGAATTGCGTTTTCACAAGCCGCCTCCGGGCGGTTTTTTTATGCCTGGAGGAAACATGGGCGCAGCACTTCAGCTCGACGTCGTCGGCGCCAAGGGCGGCGAGAGCAAGCCGAAAACCCCGGTAGAGGCACCTGACAGCCTCCGGTCCACCAACATCGCCAAGATATTGATCGCGGTGGGCGAGGGTGAGTTCGAGGGTGCGCCGACAGATCGGGATATCTACCTGGACAACACCCCGATCATGGATGCCAGCGGCAACGTGAATTTTCCGGGCGTGAAGTGGGAGTGGCGGCGTGGCTCTGTTGAGCAGGACTACATCCAGGGCATTCCCGCGATCGAAAGCGAGACCACCACCAACGTCGAACTACGCAGCGACAACCCGTTCGTGCGCTCGCTGAGCAACACCCAGCTCTCCGCCGTGCGCCTGCGCTTCTCTTGGCCGCGCCTGGCCAGCCAGGACAATGCGGGCAACACCAACGGCTATCGCATCGACTACGCGATTGACGTGGCCACCGACGGCGGTCCCTATGTTGAGGCCCAGCCTGGCGCTGTGGACGGCAAGACCACCAGCGGTTATCAGCGCTCTGTGCGTGTTGACCTGCCAGCGGCGACCTCGGGCTGGCTGCTTCGCGTTCGTCGCCTGACGCCGAATAGCGGCAGTGACCGTGTCGCAGACACAATGATGATCGCCGGCTACACCGAGATCATCGACCAGAAGCTGCGTTACCCGAACACCGCGCTGCTCTACATCGAGTTCGATGCCCAGCAGTTCCAGAACATCCCGTCCGTCACAGTCGATTGCAAAGCCCGGCGCTGGCCGGTGCCGAGTAACTACGATCCGGAAACCCGGGCCTATACCGGGATCTGGGACGGAACCTTCAAGCAGGCCTGGACCAACAATCCGGTGTGGGCGACCTACGGGATCTGCGTCGAAGACCGTTTCGGCCTGGGCAAGCGCATCCAGAGCTGGATGGTGGACAAGTGGGAGATGTACCGCATCGCCCAGTATTGTGACCAGCTTGTGCCCGACGGCGTTGGCGGCATGGAGCCTCGCTATCTCTGTGATCTGAACCTGCAGGGCAAGGCCGAGGCCTGGACACTGTTGCGCGACCTGTCCGCGATCTATCGCGGGATGGTGTACTGGGCCCAGGGCGCACTGATCATGCAGGCTGACATGCCCCGGGCGCAGGACATCGACTATGTCTTCACGCGTGCGAACGTCATCGACGGCGACTTCGTGTACGGCGGAGCCGAGCGCGGCACGCACTACAGTCGTGCCCTGGTCAGCTACGACAACCCGGCGAACAACTACGACACCGACGTCATCCCGGTCACTGACCTGGCGCTGCAGCGCCGGTACAGGGATCGGCCTATCGAGCTATCAGCGATCGGCTGCACCCGGGCCAGTGAGGCCCAGCGGCGCGGTAAGTGGGCGCTGCTGAGTAACAACCAGGACCGCACCGTCACGTTCAAGACCGGTATGGAGGGCGCCAACGTGCTGCCTGGCTACGTCATTCCGGTTGCCGACGAACTCGTCGCCGGTAGGCCGAACGGCGGCAGGATCTCGGCCGTCGCCGGGCGCACGGTGACGCTCGACCGCGATACGCCCATCAAGCCTGGCGATCGGCTGATTGTGAACCTTCCCAATGGCACGGCCCAGGGCCGAACCGTTGAGTCGGTGGCGGGCCGTGCCGTGACGGTGACTGTCGCCTATGCGCTCCAGCCTGAGCCGCAGCTTCAATGGGCGATCGACTACGAGGACCTGGCCGTCCAGCTGTTCCGGGTGCTGAAGCGCACCCGCACCACGGAAGGCGAGTACGAGTTCACTGCGCTGGAGTTCAACCCCAGCAAGTTCGCTGCTATCGACACCGGTGCGAAGCTTGACGAGCGGCCGATCAGCGTCATTCCGGTGACCACGGTACCGCCACCGGCGAGTGTGAGCCTGTCGTCCGGCTACGCGGTTGACCAGGGTATCGCTGTCAGCACCATGACGATCGCCTGGCCTGCTGTGGAGGGCGCCGTCGCGTACGACGTTGAGTGGCGCAAGGACAATGGGAACTGGGTCCGCCTGCAGCGCAGCGGCACCACGAGTGTTGATGTGACTGGGATCTACGCTGGCGCATACCTGGCCCGCGTACGTTCTGTGAGCGGCTTCGACATCACATCGATCTGGCGCAACTCGGCGCTGACAGAGCTGAAAGGCAAGGAGGGCCTGCCGCCGGCAGTGGCGTTCCTGCAAACCACCCCTCTGGTCTATGGCACTCGCCTGGCCTGGGGCTTCCCCGCCGGCGCAGAAGACGCACAGCGCACCGAGATCTGGCAGAGCCAGACGACCAGTCGTGACGACGCTATCAAGCTGGGTGATTACGCATATCCGCAAGCTGAGCATGAGCTGCACGGCCTAGTGCCAGGCGCGTCGTTTTTCTATTGGGCGCGCCTCATCGACCGGTCCGGCAACATCGGCCCGTGGTATCCCGCGGGCGTTGGCGTCAACGGGCAGTCGAGCAGCAACGCCGCTGAATACGAGGAGTACTTCAAAGGGCAGATCCGCGAGAGCTCGTTGTACCAGTCCCTGCGTGAAGAGATCGAAAAGATCTCCGGGGAGGGCCCTGGCTCTGTCAACGATCGGCTTGATGAAGCGAAGGAAGAGCTGTACGAACGGATCAATGAGCTGACAGATGCTCTGGCGTATGACGAGACCAAGGCCTACGCCATTGGCGACGTAGTGCGCATGGGCCAGCGACTGTTCCAGGCCCGCGCGGCGGTACCTGCCGGCGCTGCACCGCCGGACCCTACCTATTGGGTGGATGTTGGCTCTATCGCCGAGACGGTTGACGCCATGGCGCTGCAGATTCAAACCCACACCGCCGCTATCGAGGAGCTCGACGGTCGGGTCACCGCATCAGCCAGCCAGTTGACTGCTCTACAGGCCGCATGGCGTGATGACACCGGGGAGGGCGACCTAAACGACGCACTCGACGGCTGGCAGAGCAAGGCTCGGTTCGCAGACGAAGTCCGCACGCGGGCGTCGCAGAACGAAGCTGTTGTTGCACGCCTGACGTCGCTCGATGCCGAGGTCGCCGGGAACAAGGCTGGCATCACCTCGCTCGAGCAAGTTGTTGCGACGAACGAGCAGGCGAGTGCAAGCCGTATCGATCAGTTGAAAACCGAGGTTGATGGCAACACGTCGCATATCCAGCAGGTCAGCGAGTCGCTTTCCAACACTGACAAAGCTGTTGCATCGCTCGCGACATCAGTCGAGGCGGTGTACACCGCTGGACGCGATGACAGCGGGGAGGGCGACTTGAACGGCGCACTCGACGCTTGGCAGACAAAAGCCAAATTCGCGACCGAGGTGCGCACGCTCGCCAGTGCAGACGAAGCCTTGGCGAGGAAGTCCGAGACCCTGGAAGCATCGCTCAGCGACACTCGATCGTCAGTGCAGCAGGTCAGTGAAGCCGTGGTCGGCTTGGATGGCCGGGTGCGCGCGCAGACAACCATCAAGGCGCAAACCATCGTTGGCGGTCGGAAGGTGATGGCTGGCTTGTCGGTCGGCGTCGATGGCGATACGTCTGAGATCCTGGCTTTCGCTCAGCGCTTCGCGATCGTCGATGAATCCAGTGGGCAGATGGTGTTGCCGTTCGTTGTGCAGGGCGGCCAGGTCTTCATCAACACAGCGATCATCAATACAGCGGTCATTCAGCAGATCGTGGCCGGCATGTCGATCGTGTCAGAGTCGAAGGATTCGCAAGGAATGCCGTTGCTTGAGTTGAACTTCAAAACCGGCAGGGTCGTGATACGGGGGCAGGATGCCAACGGCTCGACGTTGATCACCAATGGCCAAGTCAACACCTACTACAACAGCGGTAATCCGGCAACGAAGATGGGGATCGGTATATGAGTACCGGTTTTCTTGCTTTCTCGGAGAGCGGTCAGGTCGTGACCGACATGACGGTCCTGATCAGTCAGATGCAGGGAAGCATCGTGACCGCTGCGACAAATGGAAGCGCCACGTTGCCGCCGGTACCGGCAGGTCGGCAGCGGTTCTACATGGTCGTGCCGCTGGTCGATCTGAATCGGGAGAAAGGCAAGCGGCCAGGCGTAAGCATTTCGGGAAACACCATGTCATGGGCGTATTCCTACAGCACAAGTGGCTGGGGCTACTTTTCGGCTAACTGTCGCATCTACTATGGGTACTACTGATGCCTGGAAAGTTTGTTGCATATAGACAGCAGGACCAGCAGCTACTGTTTGATACGGATCTGATTTCATATGGGCTGAGAAAGAGCGGGTACTTACAGTTCGTCGGTAATTGGCCGCAAAAGTATCTACGCAGTGCAAACCTTGACCCAAATAACGGTGCCAATTGGGCGGATGACACTGCTCCTCGGGAGCCCATATATGGAATCTCGCTAAGCAAGTGGTCTTCACCCATAGCGTTCCTTGTGGGGGACGGCAGTCCGTGCGGGGAGATGCTGGTTGATGGGCAAAAGACACTGCTTTTCGTTGGGGCTTCAACTTCAACGAAAGCGTATGTCTTCGACTTGATGTCTGATGCCGGGCCAATCAATGGGTTGAAGTGCTTCAAGGAGAACCCATGGGAGCTCACGTTCAACTCCGCCCAGGCGCCGTTGAACATCATTGCCTCTGTAGAGGCTCCTCCGCCCGGCGCGATATTTGCCAACGATGTCAGATACACGGCATATGCCGGCGGCTACAACCAGATGATCGGAAATAACGGTGGCGCAACGTACAACCAGATGAAGTCGTGCGTAGATGTGCCGGTCACTGGTGGCGAGCTAGCGGCGTCGATCACATTCACCAGGTCTGCTTTATGCAACGGCTCCGCAGCTGGGTACGGCGGCTTAGAGTATGGGTGCCAAGAGGGTGCCGGCGGCTACGTAGGCGGGGTCCGATTTATCTTCACTGTTGCGGCGGCAACAACAAGAACATCGGTCGGTAGCTCACCGATAAACTATTGGCGCGCTGTTCCTGCGCTCCTTCCTCGCGCACTTGTTATCAGGACATCCGGTCTTCCCTTTCCATTGAACTAAGGAACTTCTATGCCTTGGTATAAAACAGGCACAGTTGCAATTGCTTCTGGCCAAACCACCGTAACTGGTACTAATACTAACTTCTCCGCGAATAGCCGAGTTGGCGACGCGTTCCTGGGGCCAGATGGCCGCTGGTATGAGGTTGTGAATATTGCCAGTGATTTGGTGCTTTCGATTCTGCCGGCATACCAGGGAGCGACAGTCACGGCTGGAAGCTATGCGCTGGCCCCAATGGAGGGATACGTTAAAGAGTCCGCAGACCGGCTACGCCAGATCGTCGATCAATGGGGCGCGACGCTTGCCGGCCTTGGAGATGTTGCAAGCCAGGACATCGTCCCGGTTGCCATGGGCGGCACAGGCGGAGCAACGGCAGCAGCAGGCCGGGCAGGCCTCGGCCTGAAGAGTGCCGCCGTGGCTGATGTTGTCGGTACAGTCGCTGCCGGCGCGATTATCGAGCGCGGCTCGAATTCGAGCGGCAGTTACACAAAGTACCTCGATGGATCGCTGACATGCTGGTGCACGCGACGTGTGCCGAAGACGATGAACGCCTCCTCCGGCGCATTGTTCTTCAGTGCTATCGAAGCGGCGGTCGCCTACCCAGCGCCGTTCTCTGAGACACCCACAGTCAGCATCACTGCAACAGGCGAGTTCGAGTGCTTCACCGTACCTGCCGGGCTCTCAAATCAGTCGAGCTGGCCAGGCGTTTACATCGCAAGCCAAATCGCGCGATCGACGGCAGCGACAATCGATATCTGCTATAAGGCCCAAGGGAGGTGGAAATAATGCGCATCAAGTTCAGTCCCCAGCGCCGCGATGATCAGTTGAGCGTGACCCGAGGCGGTGATGCGCTCACCGTCAACGGAGTGAAGTTCGACTTCGGTAATCTGCCGCTCGGTGCAACGCTGCCCGCCGGCGCTGCC